CAGCGACACCTCGCCCGCCCAGGGATTGGCCATCACGGGGCCAGCGGCGTGAAGGCGAGCGCGCCCGCCGAGGCCAGCGCCAGCTCGTATGTCGCCTCGCCGTTATGCGTGCCGGCATATTCGATCGAGGTCAGCTGAAAGCGGCCCTCGACCGTGCCGAAGCCCGGGATGATCACCTGGAAGGCCGGCATCTCGCCGTCGAAGAAGATCTGCCGCGCCCGTTCGTCCGTCGCCGCGTCCTTGAACACGCCCGCGCCCGAGATGCTGGCCGTCTTGACCCCCGCACCCGCCAGCAGCTCGCGCCAGCCGCCCTGGCTCTCGAGGCTGGTGACATCCACGCTTTCGGCGTTGAAGCTGATGCGCGTCGCGCGCAGCCCCGCCGCCGTCTCGAACTGACCGTCGCCGGTCATGTCGATCTTGATCAGAAGATCCTTGCCGTTCTGCGCCGCCATTTCCGTCATCCCCTAGTTGATCCTGCCCTGCGACCCCGCCCCGCGGGCGGCGGCCGAGGCCTGTTCGACACCCGCGCGCTCGGGCCGTCCTCGACACCCGCGCGCCCGGGTCATCCTCGTCGTGCGCGCGCTCGGGCCGTCCTCGTCGTGCGCGCGCTCGGGCCGTCCGACGCGCACGCGCCCGGGCGGGTCAAGGCGCACGCGCCCGGTCCTGCGAAACGCGCGCGCGCCCCGCCGTCCTCACCGCGCCTCAGTCGTCCTCGACGCGGGCACGAAAGCTCAGGTCGATCTGCCGCCGCGTCCCGGCCGCGACCCGCTCGGCGGCCGCGCGATGAAAGTTGAGCGCGACAAGCCGGCCCCGCGCCAGCACCAGCGGCGCATCGACGAGCGCGTCCGAGACCGCGACCGCCGCGGCCTTGGCCGCGACAAAGCCCGCCGCATCGGTGACCACCGACACGGTGAACTCGTGCTCGGCCCCGGCGCCGGTCTGGTCGGACCTGTCGCGCACCACCTCGGGCCCGAGCGCCACGTAAAGCTGCGGCAGCGTGCCGGGCGGCAGCGCGTCGTAGATCGCGCCACCCACCTGCCCCGCCAGCGCCGCATCGCCCGCGAGCCGCGCAAAGACGGCGGCCTGCAACGCCGCCGCGACACCGTAGCTCATGCCGCCACCTCCTCTTGTACGAGGCAGGACAGGTAGCGCCCGTCGCCCCCTGCCTCCGTGACCGCGAGGACGCGGAAGATCCGCGTGCCCTCGCGAAAGCGCTGGTCCGGTCCGGGCCGCGACGCCGACCCCACGGGTGCTGCGCGCAGCGTGAGGCGGTAGGTGCTGCGCGACACGGCCGTCGCGATGCCGGCGGCCTCGCGCGCAGCCCCGGCCTCGATCGCGGCCCAGACCTCTCCCAGGACGGTCCAGCCCGTCGCATAGCCGCCCGCCCCGTCGGCCGTGCGGACCGGCGCCTCGAGAACCAGCCGCCGGTTCAGCACCGGCGCGCTCATGCCCCACCTCCGGCGCCCAGCCGCACCGTCCGGTAGCGCTCGATCAGGGCGGTCACGCCGAACGGCATGCAACCCGCGCCCAGCGACATGTCCTGCCGGTACTCGTAATAATGCGCGGCGAGCATCAGGACCGCCTGCGCAAGGTCGGGCGGCAGGTCTTCCCAGGCCGGGCCGAACCCGGCCCGGAAGCCGATGCGCACCCGCCCGCCCCGAACCACCTGCGGAAAGACCTCCGACAGCGCCACCACGGCCGGCTGCTGCATGTCGATCTCGAGCCGCCATAGCGCGGGCGCGACCTCTGTCTCCTGCCCGTCGGGACCAAGCACCGCCACCCGCATCACCGCGCGCACCGGGGCCACCGGCAGCGCCTGGCGGCCCGGCGCGCGCCAGCCCGGCAGCACGAGCGTGAACTCGCGCTCGAGCAGGACCTTCCCGGTCCGCCCCTCGATCGCCGCCATGGCCGCGCGCAGGAAGCCCTGCAGCACCTCGTCCTGCAGCCCGTCTTGCGGAAACCCGGTGCCGAACCGCAGATGGTTCTTGAACCTGGCCACCGGCAGCCCCGCATCCGGAACTGCGGTCTCTTCGATCAGCATCATGAACTCACTCCGAAATCCGGGACGCAGTTACCGATCCGGACGCGTGCCCACCCCAGGTTGCTCGGACGGAAGGGAGCAGCTAGACAACCTGGGGTCGCCGGCACGCGCCCGGCGGGACGCCGCCTGCAAGGCAGGCGGCGCCTTCGCGTCAGCCTCAGCTGGTCGCGAATCTCAGCAGCTTGATCGCGGCGAAGTCGCTGACCGCCCCGCCGACCCGCTTGGTCGCGTAGAACAGCACATGCGGCTTGGCCGAGAACGGGTCGCGCAGCACCCGCAGGTCGGGCCGCTCGGCGATCGTGTAGCCCGCCGCGAAGTTCCCGAAGGCCACGGCCATGGCGTTGGCGCCGATGTCGGGCATGTCCTCGGCCACCAGCACCGGATAGCCCAGCAGGCGCGCCGGCTCGCCCGCCGCCAGCCCGTCGGACCACAGGAACCGCCCGTCCCCGTCCTTCAGCTTGCGGATCGTCCCGGTGGTGCGCGAGTTCATCACGAACACCGCCCCGGCGCGATAGGCCGCCCCCAGCGCATAGACGAGGTTCACGATCGCATCGGCCGCGTTGGCGGTCGGAAACGCCCCCGCCGCGCCACTCGGCACGTAGCCAAGGCTGCCCCAGGCCCAGGCGCCGTTGGCCAGGGTCGGGTAGTTCAGGAAGCCGCGCGGCTTGTCCGCACCGTCGCCATTGACGAAGGCGGCCGCCTCGGAGCGGGCGAACTTGTCCGCGATCCGCCCGGCAAGCCAGCCCTCGATGTCGAAGGCGCTGTCGTCCAGAAGCCGCTGCGACGCCTTGGGCAGCGCCGAAAGCTCGTGCAGCGGGATCGTGATGCGGTCGATCACCGGCGTCGAGGTCTCGGTCAGCGCGGCCGTCTCGCTCGCCCAGCCGGCGCCGATGTCGGCCCGGTCGATCAGCACGTCGTAGGAGGTCGCATCGACCGTGACGACCGAGGCCACGGCGCGCACCGAGGCCGTCCCGATCAGCACGTTGCGGATCTCGTCGGCCACCCGCGGCCCCACGAGATAGCCGCCGTCGGCCGCCACCGCGCTGCTCATGGCCTTGCCCTCGAGGTCGAGGCTGCGCAGCCCGTCGTCATCGCCCGACCGCAGATAGGCAGAGAACGCCTTCTGGTGCGGGACCTCGGTCTCGGCATGGGCGGCCAGCAAGGGCCGGCTGCCGGTGATCATCGTCTTGCGGTCGAGCTTCGTCATCCGTTCTTCCTGCTGTTGGATCCTGGCGTGAATGCCGGTCGAGAAATGCTTGAACTCGTTCGCGAAAGCGGCGACAGCTGCCTTCAGCTCGGCGGCCGGGGACAGATCTTCCCCGGTCCGCGACGTGGTCTCGGTCTTGCTCATGGTGCGCCTCGTGTTGGTGGAATGGGGGGTCGTGCGCCCGTCAGGACGCCCGCAGCGCGCCGCGCGCCTCGTCGAACAGCGACGCGAGCGCGCGCAGCGTCTCGGCCTCGCGGTCCTCGGACTTGGCCGCGACCCGCGCCTCGGTCAGCATCGGGAAGGTCACCAGCGACACTTCCCAAAGATCGAGCTCGGACAGGGTCCGCCCACCCGCGGTCCCGGGCCGCGCCTTCACGGTGCGATAGCCGATCGACAGCCCGTCGATCGCCCCCGCCCCGATCAGCGCCACCGCCTCGCGCCCCTTCGCGACCTCGGTCAGGATGCGGCCCTTGACCCAGAGCCCGGTCGCATCCTCGCGCACCTCGTCCCAGACCCCGATCGGCTGCGACGGGTCGTGCTGCCAGAGCATCCGCACCCGGCCCGCGCGCGCCGAAACCCGCGCCAGCGACGCCGCATAGGCCCCGGCCTCGACCGTGTCGCCGCCCTGGTCGCGCTGCCCGAAGACCGAGGCATAGCCCGAGATCACGCTGCCGTCCGTGACGCTCAGGTCGCCGCCAAGACGGCTGAACTTGTGTTCGAGCTGCATCGCCCTCTCCCTCATGGTGCAACGTTCAGGATCGACTGGAATGCCTGCGCGAGGATCGCCGCCAGCACGCCGTAGACCGTCAGCCACAGACGCTTCTCCAGCCGCTCCATCATCGCCTCGATCTTGCCGAGCTGGGCGTTCAGCTGCGCGAACTGCAGCGCCGCCAGCCGCTCCTGCGCCTCGATCCGCAGACCCGGCGCGCAGGCGAAATCGTCATGGCCGTAGCGGCGGTGCTCATCACCCATCGCCGACCTCCAGGGCCGGCAGGCCCAGCAGGACGCGCTTTTCCGCGTCGGTCAGAAAGGCCGCCTCGCCGACACGGCGCCACTGCGCCTCGCGCTCGGCCGCGAGCGCCGGGATCTGGTCGACGTCCGGGCGCAGGTCGAACCTGTCGCCGGTGAAATCCTCAAGCCAGTCGGCCACCGCGCTCGCCACCCGTGTCGCCAGCGGCAGCACCGTCAGGCGGTAAAAGGCCCTGTTCGCCTCCTGGTAGTTCGCATAGGTCGCGTCCCCCGGCAGGCCCAGCAGCATCGGCGGCACCCCGAAGGCGACGGCGATCTCGCGCGCGGCAAGCTCCTTGGTCTTCTGGAATTCCATGTCCGAGGGCGAGAACCCCATCGGCTTCCAGTCGAGCCCGCCTTCCAGCAGCATCGGCCGCCCCGCGTTGCGCGCCCCCTGGTGCTGGCTCTCCATCTCGCTGACCAGCCGCTCGTACTGGTCCGCGCTCAGCGCCGACTGCCCGTCCGCGCCGCGATAGACGATCGCCCCCGAGGGCCGCGCCGCATTGTCGAGCAGAGCCTTCGACCAGCGCGAGGCCGCGTTGTGCACGTCGATCGCGCTCGCCGCCGCCTGCAGCGCGGAAAATCCGTAATGATCGTCCTGCGGGTGGAAGCTCTTGATGTGGCAGACCTGCGCGACGTCGCCGCCGATGACGAAGCGGTGCTTGCGCCCGCCCACGGCATAGTCGTAGGCGGCCGGCCAGCCATCCGGGCCGGGCACCAGCTCCATCCGGTCCGACCGCAGCACGTGCAGCTCGAGCGGGAGCCCCTCGTCGGCGCCGACCGCCTCGAGGTAGCCGTTCCCGGTCAGCAGGATCTGCCCGTAGAGCGCCTCGAACAGCTCGGCCCGCCCCTGCATCGCGTTCGGCCGCCCGATCAGATCGAGGACCGGATGCCGGTCGTAGCGCCGCAGGTGGTCCTGCAGGATCAGCGGCAGCGCCGCCGCCGCCTCGGCGATCAGCCGGACCGCGCGAAACCCGACCGGATTCCCGAGGAACCCCGTCTTCGTCAGCGACACCACGTCGCGCGGCGCCCAGGCCACGCGCCCCGCGCCGGTCATCGCGATCACCTTGCCCGCCGCAGAGGCCTTGGCCTCGAGCGCGCCGCCCGCCGCCGGCGAGGCGGCCGAAACCAGCGGCGCGGCGGCCGGTCGCTTCAGGAACTCGAACATGCACATCTCCTCGCCGCCGCCGACCGCACGTGATCGACCGGGACAGATTGCCGTGAAAAGGCCTAATGCCCTGCGACCCCACCGTGCGGTGCCCCCCGCCGGAAACCGCGGGACCGCCGCAGCCGGCAAAGGGGGCGGCAACGGCTGCCCGCCGCCGACCCCCGCCCGTCGACAAAAACCCCCTCCTCCGCCCCCACCCGCAGCGGGCGCGAAGCCGGTCCGCGAGGGGCGCGCCGGGGCCCTGGCCCCGCCCGGCCGGACACGCGGCGCTGCGGCCCGCTACAGCAGCCGCAACTGCGGCCGCCGCCACTGCGCCGCCGGCTCGATCATCACCTCGTGCAGCGCCCAGACCAGCGCATCGACCCGGTCGGGCGAGCCCCGCCCCTCGAAGCCGCGCGCGGTCATCAGCCCCATCTGGTCCTCGAGCGCGCCCAGGCCCCGGGCATGGCACACCCGGCCCTGCTCGTAGAGCGCCGCCACCGGCTCGGCCCGGATCACCTTGCCGCGGGTCGCGTGCAACCCCCGGTAGGGCACCAGCGGGTCCACCTGCCGGATCACCGACTCCACCAGCGCCCCGCCCTGGTTCACCTCCGCCACGAGCCGCTCGCCCCCGTGCCGCCGCAGCGCCGCGATGGCCGACCGCGCCCATTCGGCGGGCGAGGCCGCGCTCACCGTGGCATCCTCGATCACATAGGCCCGCCAGTTCTGCGGGGGCCCCTGCATCACCACACCCGCCACCACGATGCCGCAATCGTCCGACCCCAGGTGCCCGCTCACCGGCGGATCGACCGCGACCACGACCCGGTCCATCTGCGGCAGTTCCGCAACCTGGCATTCCGCCAGCATCGCCTCG